GTGGAAAAGCTATTGAGTTTGCAAAACAATGGAAAGAATCAGGAGAAAATGAATATGAAAATTATAAACTTGAATATGTTGCAGATATTGATTATAATAGTATGATATTATATCCTAGTCATTATTGGCACAATGCTTATCTAAAAGAAGATTGGTTTATTGATGAAGATAGAGTAACTTTCACTGGATTTTTTGAACTTATAAAATGATTATTCCACATCTCACATTAGATCCTGATTATACCTTTGGTGTATCAATTGCAGTGATCACAATTATGTTAGCAGGTTATGGTGTTTATAAAGGATTTTTTGCTAATGATGGATTAGCAGATCCTTGGGATGATCATGATGACTAAATTAATTGAAAAGAATGATCCTAGATATTTTTCACAAACAAGTGATAAACAATATGATCGTCACCACTATAAGATAGTTTGCCAAAACAAATCTTTTGTGGTAGAATCTTGGGACGAGGTTCAAGAATGGTGGTGGAATAATTGTCGTTCACCTTGGTTTGAAGGAACAGTTGTTCACGTTATTGATAAACCAAAACCAAAAGCAAAAGGTTTTAAATGAATTTATTAGTCGCAGGAAGAATCACAGGGTCGGTGTTGATTATTTGTGCGTATTTTGTTATACTACATGTATCGACCTTTTATGGTGCGATAATGCATATTATTGCTGATATCATTTGTATTCCATTTTATATTCACAATAAACAGTGGGATGTTGCAATTATGTTAGCATTTTTGATGAGCATAGCAATTAGTAAAGTTGCAATTTTATTATGAGTGATTTTATATGGGTTGAAAAATACAGACCCACTACAATTGATGAGTGTATACTACCAAAGAGTATCAAGAAAACTTTTCAAGATTTTGTTGATAGAGGAGAGATACCAAATATGTTACTGTCAGGTCCACCAGGTATTGGTAAGACTACAGTAGCAAAAGCATTGTGTAATCAATTAGGAGCAGATTACTATGTCATTAATGGATCGGATGAAGGACGGTTTCTTGACACTGTTCGGAACAACGCAAAGAACTTCGCATCTACCGTCTCTCTTACAAGCGACTCAAAACATAAAGTCATCATCATTGACGAAGCAGACAATACCACTTCCGATGTACAGCTCCTTCTCCGAGCGAGTATTGAGGAGTTCTCCAAAAACTGCAGATTTATTTTCACTTGCAACTACAAGAACAAAATTATTGAACCACTCCATAGTCGTTGCAGTGTTATCGACTTCGCAGTTGATAAAAGATCTAAACCAGGAATAGCAGCACAATTCTTTTCAAGAATTAATTACATATTAGAACAAGAGAAAGTTGAAAGTGATAAGAAAGTTATAGTTGAATTAATAAGTAAACATTTTCCAGATTGGAGAAGAGTTTTAAATGAGTTGCAAAGATATAGTATTGGTGGTATAATTGATTCTGGTATACTAGCATCATTTTCTGATGTTGCTGTAGACGATCTTCTTAAAAGTTTAAAGCAAAAGAATTTTTCAGAGGTTCGTAAATGGGTTGTAACTAATTTAGATAATGACCCTGTAGTATTACTTCGTAGGATATATGATAACCTATATGGTTCGATGGTTCCTACAAGTATTCCTGCTGCTGTTTTGATTATTGCAAAGTATCAATATCAAATGGCATTTGTTGCAGATCAAGAAATTAATTTACTTGCTGCACTTACAGAAATAATGGTAGAATGCGAGTTCAAATGAATATATTTGGACTTATTGGTATTCTTCTATTAATATCAGGTATTGCATCTGGTTTTGTTGCATACTATGCTGTTATGAACTTATTAAAATGACTAAATCAACATTTACAAAAACTAAAGCACAAATGAAATCATCAAGTTATTATACATTCTGGAGTATAGCAACTGTAGCAGTTGTCGCAGGTCAAATTTATGTCGGCACTGGATATCGAACAATGTCAAAATCATTAGATGCATGGTTTGATAAAACTATAAGTATTATGATACAAAAACGTCTTATGGGACAACCAGAACGAGGAGGAGTAGAGTTCTTAAATCGTACTGATCGCAGACCTGCTGAAATTAATCCTGATGATTATATTATTTGGGAAACAACTGAAAGTAATGTTAATGTTGATTAATGAAACAATATAAAACTCCTCTTCGTTATCCTGGTGGTAAGTCTCGTGCCTGTATTAAACTAGATACATTCTTTCCAGATCTTACAAAGTATAGTGAGTTTCGTGAACCGTTTCTAGGTGGTGGTAGTGTTGCAATTCATGTAACTAAAAAGTATCCAAAGATTAAAATATGGGTCAATGATTTATATGAACCTTTAACTAATTTTTGGCAGCAGTTACAGCATGAAGGAGATTATATTTACAAACAATTACAACAATTAAAATCAAGATATCCTGATCCATCATCTGCAAGAGGATTATTTCTTGATGCAAAAGAATCAATCAACGATCTAAAGATAGATGCAAAAGATCGTGCTGTTGCTTTTTACATTGTCAATAAATGTTCTTTTAGTGGTCTTACAGAATCATCTTCTTTCTCTAAACAAGCAAGTGATTCTAATTTTTCGATGAGAGGTATTGAGAGAATACCTGGTTTCTCACAATTGATTGAAAGATGGAAGATAACTGGTTTAAGTTATGAGGATATGTTGAGTGATGAAAAGAGTGTATTCACATATCTTGATCCCCCTTATGATATAAAAGATAATTTATATGGTAAGAAAGGTAATATGCATAAATCATTTGATCATGATCAGTTTGCAAGTAATTGTGATCATCATACAGGACATCAACTTATATCATACAATAGTAGTCAGTTAGTCAAAGATCGTTTTAGTGGTTGGAATGTGTCACAGTTTAATCACACATATACAATGAGATCGGTTGGTCAGTACATGAAGAATCAACAACAGAGACAAGAACTGGTGATTTACAATTATGGTAGTCCTGTTCCAAAGTTACAATTTAGTTTTGGTGAATGTTATAATTACAAGAAATTAGAGAACGAAGGTCTTGTTTCATAAATACTTAAAACTTGTCGCAAAGAATGAAGACTTTTAAAGAATTTATAAACGAGAGCAGTCTTTCTAGGATTAAAAGTAAGTCTGATAAAGGTGGTATTGCTACAATGTCTGCGTCCAGAGCAGATAAGTCTGCAAAGGAAAATCGTGCAAGGGCAAAACAATTAGATAGAGATATTCGTGGTAGAGGTTTAGGTGGTGCTACAAAAGTAACTGGTTCATATATGGAGAAAGATAAGAAGACAGGTGAAGAGAAGAAAGTAAAAGAAAGAAGTCATGTAGTCTCATCAGGAAAGATGGGTAAAAGAAAGTTCAAGAAGACAGTAAAAGCACTTGGTAAAAAGTATGGTCAAGACTCTGTGTTGACACAAACGAAAAAAACTGGTACACTATCAGCAACACGCAAAGGTGGACTTGGCAAAGCAAAAAACATTAAATTAGGAAAATTCAAACCACAGGGTAAAAACCCAGAGGGACAATCTCAAATCAAAGGAAAAACTTTTACATACGGATAATGACAACACCACTTTACGATGACTCCAACTGGAGAGAAGAATACAAACAATATACAAGTAACAAACGTTATCTTGAATTATTGGAGAACGGACCTAAACAACTTTCTCAAGCATGGGTATTAGGTGCTTTGTATAATGAATGGAAGAAAATAAAAGGATATGATAAATTAGATCCAAAAGAGAATGAAGGTCAATTACAATCTTCGTTTAAGGATTGGGAGGCCAATATAAAAAGTTGCACATAAGATGTTTCTTGTTGCACTATATGGATTACAATAGCCATATAGAAACAAATACATTATGACAGCTCCATTTGAATTAAAAATGACAGAACAAGAAGCATTTGACGGATTGAAGAAACAGTTCGGCACTGAGTTCACAACACCAGAAGTTCGTGCATTCTGTGCTATGAACGACATTGCTTATGCTACTGTCACTCGCAAGATTGCACAATACAAAGTTGGTAAAGGTAAGTGGAATCTTACAGTTACTCAAAAAGTTGTAGACAAAATAGAAAACTCCTATAGTGCTCCATCAGTGGAACCTGCAACACCAAGAAACCTTATTCCTACTACAGATGATACTTTCGTCAAGTTTGGTTCGTTCAACGACCTTAAAAAGATTATTAGTTCTAAGTTATTTTATCCTACTTTCATTACTGGTCTATCAGGCAACGGTAAGACCTTTGGTGTAGAGCAAGCATGTGCTCAACTTAAGAGAGAACTTATTCGTGTAAACATTACTATTGAAACAGATGAAGATGACCTCATTGGTGGATTCCGTCTACTCAACGGCCAAACTGTTTGGCATAATGGCCCGATCATCGAGGCCTTGGAGCGCGGTTCGATTCTATTGCTTGACGAAATTGACTTGGCTTCCAACAAGATTCTTTGCCTTCAATCAATCCTCGAAGGAAAAGGAGTCTTCCTCAAGAAGATTGGAAGATATGTAGAACCAGCGCCAGGATTCAATGTGATTGCAACTGCAAACACAAAAGGTAAAGGTTCTGAGGATGGTAGATTCATCGGTACTAACGTATTGAACGAAGCATTCCTAGAAAGATTCCCTGTCACATTTGAACAGGCATACCCAAGTGTGAAGACAGAGTTCAAGATTCTTCAAGGTCTTGCTGCAACTCTAAACATCAAAGATGATGAGTTCTGTCAGAGACTTGTTGACTGGGGTGACATTATCCGTAAGACATTCTATGATGGAGGTATTGAGGAGATCATCTCAACTCGTAGACTTGTTCATATCATTCGTGCATATGCAATCTTCAAGAACAAAGCGAAAGCAATTGAAGTTTGTGTGAATCGTTTTGATGATGAGACCAAACAGGCATTCATGGAGTTGTACGACAAAGTAGATGCTGACGTTGAGTTCACACCTGTTGACGACACACCACAATCCTGATATAATGAGGGGAGTAAAACTCCCTTTATGATAAACGCCTATAGTTTAGCAGCTGAAACACTGGAAGGAACTTTAGATGAGACCTATCCAGTGATCAGTAAAATTAGTGAAATGAAACTTAGACCAAAAATGAGATTATCTGACAAAACATTGATGTTGTTGAAAAATTTTTCAACTATCAATCAATCTATATTATTCAAGAAAGGTAACTCTTTGAGAACAATCTCTGTGATGAAAAATATTCTTGCAGAGGCAACAATCGAAGAAGACATACCAAAAGACTTTGGTGTTTATGATCTGAATCAATTTCTAAACGCATTGAGTCTGCATCAAAAACCTGAGTTAGATTTCAAGAATGATGGATACACTGTCATTAGTGAAGATAGAGCAAGATCAAAGTATTTCTTTGCAGATCCAAACGTAATTGTAAGTCCACCAGAGAAAGAGATTACTTTACCTACAGAGGATGTTTGTTTTCAATTATCCACTACACAGTTAGATAAACTTATCAAGGCTGCTGCAGTATATCAAGTTCCTGATTTATCAGTAATTGGTAAGAATGGTTCAATCAGTATTGTTGTTCGTGATAAGAAGAATGATACATCTAATCACTTCTCAGTGACCGTTGGTGAGACTATAAATGATTTTGTGTTCAACTTTAAGGTTGAGAATATCAAGATCCTGCCTGGGTCATACAACGTGATTGTATCATCAAAACTTCTATCTTGTTTTATCAATACAGATATTGATGTAAAATACTATATTGCACTTGAACCTGATTCTACGTTTGAGTAATGTTCTTTGAGAAAGTAAGTCTTGTCACTGGTGGGTTTGACCCAATACATAGTGGCCATATTCGATACTTTGAAAGAGCAAAAGACTTATCAAACTATCTGGTTGTTGGTCTAAATGGAGATCCTTGGTTAAAGAGAAAGAAAGGTCAATATTTTCAATCTTGGACAGAAAGAGCAGACATCATCCGTCATCTGAATATGGTTGACGCCGTTGTATCTTGGGATGACGTTGATGATTCTGCCTGTGGTGCGATTGAGAAATGTCTAGAGATATCTCAAACAGTTGTCTTTTGTAATGGTGGAGATCGTGCAAAAGGTAACACGCCAGAGCTTGAAAAGTTTGGGGATAATGATAGAGTAAAGTTTGAGTGGGCTGTTGGTGGAACTGATAAGATGAACAGTAGTTCATGGATTCTTCATGGATACTTTGAACGACAAAGAAAGTTGTTAGGTATATGAAGAAGTGGTGGAGAGTATGGGCGAAAGCACTTGGAGAAAAGTCTGGTAAATCCAACAAGGAAGCAGACACTATTGCAAAGATTCGCACCTTTATTTTTATACAGTTAGTTGTTACTAATTGTTTCATTATCGCAGGGAACATACGCCATTGGAATGACCCTGCACCTATAATTATTAATTATGAATGTATTCGTGACTGAACCTTGCCCTTATGAATCGGCAAGAGTATTACCTGACAAACACATTGTCAAAATGCCCCTTGAGACATGTCAAATGTTATCAATGGTATATTCCAAATGGTACTTTGATTGGGGTCAATTAACCAAAAGGGATGGTACACCCTACAAAACAGAGAAAGGCGCCTTCAGAGGTCATCCCTGCACCGCCTGGGCTGCAGAAAATATCAATAACACTGCATGGCTCATTGCACATGGATTTGGATTGTCTAATGAATATACAGAAAGATATGGTAAAACACACACATGTGAAGAACCTTTACTAGAAGCAGAAGAAATATTTTACGAAAAGACTGGTCAACTACCAAATGATTGTTATCATAAGGCAACACAGTTTCCTCGTGCGATGCCTGAAGAATGGAAGTTTGATGATAGTATAGACACCTTTGTTGCATACAAAAGATATATTGCATCGAAGCCATGGGCTGCGACTAACTATCTTCGCATACCTGACCGTAAACCTGAGTGGCTATGACTATAAAATGTGCTAGTGAAAAATGGAAAGAGGTATTCATTTTAAATGATTTATCTTTTGAGGAAATACCTGAGTCTTGTAAATCAAGGAAAGACATTCCAATAGTTATTGCTAAAAATGTTTTGAAATATCCAGAACAGGTTAGAGAGTTTCTGGAAAATGGTTACTGGTGGATGAATCGTTGTCTTGATAGTAATATTAGGCCAGGAAAATCAATTGATTTTGGGTTTGATGTTGACACATATTTTAATCCATTGATTAATCAACTTATTAAATTTTA